TAGAAGATTTAGTTGTTAGTCCTTACGCATGTATGGACATAATTGTTATTATCTACCAAGAAAAATAGTAAATGAAGATACAATACTTGGAGATGCCGCTAACTCTAGTTTTGAAGATGCATATGAAGTAGAAATGTATCTTGAAAATATTGAAGGTTTTGAAGGTGAAGGTGATCTGTATTCTAAATTCGGAGTAGAAATTAGAGATACTGCTACTTTTGTTATATCAAGAAGAAGTTGGGAACGATTTGTTTCATTAGATGTCAACCTTGCTACAGGATTGAGACCTAATGAAGGTGATCTTATCTATTTTCCATTATCAAAAAGTTTATTTGAGATAAAATTTGTAGAACACGAAAATCCATTTTATCAAATGAATAAATTATTTGTCTTTAAAATGACTTGTGATTTATTTGAATACTCTGGTGAGAAATTTGATACAGAAGTTCCGGCTCTTGATACTGATTTAGAATTGGCACAAGCTCAATCAATAGAATTTACATTGAATGATAATAGTGATATGAGAGCATTTGTACAAGGTGAAACTATTTCACAACTTTTAACATCATCAATAATCGCTACAGGTGTTGTTTCATCATGGAGTGAAGGAACAAATAAATTAACAATATCTTCAATTAAGACAACAGACACAGGTGATCCAGCTACTTATACAAGTTTTATGACAACTGATGTAACTGAAGGACATATAGAAATGGAGGCTACTTCGGAAGGAGATAGAATAATTTTCCAAGGAACAGGACAAGAAGGATACCTTATTGATTTTGAATCAGGAACAGCTGGAATAGAATTCCCTTCAATGATAACAGATGGTACAACAGGTACAGATAATATAGCTCAAGAAACAGATGCAACAGCATTCTTATTGGAGTCAGGGACAAGTTCAGATTCATCATCTTTTGATACACTTATTCTTGAAGATAGTTTGATATCAAGACGAAGTATTGTTTCAATAGCTGCTGAAGAAACTCTACCATCAGATCCGGGAGCATTTAATCTTGATTTAGAAACAGATGCAGATGGAATCATAGATTTTTCTGAAGGTAATCCATTTGGAGAGGCTACATAATGTTTGGAGAACATTTTTATCACGAAACAATTAAACGAAGTGTATCAGTTTTTGGTACATTGTTTAATAATATTAATATTAAGAGAGCCGATGGTACTCTTATTAAAGTTCCATTAGCATATGGGCCTAGAGCTAAATGGATAGCAAGATTACAACAATCAGCTGATTTATCTCTAACAAGAACTGCTATTTCACTTCCTAGAATGGGATTTGAATTATCTTCAATAGAGTATGATTCTACTAGAAAATTAACTAAAAGAACTCAATTAAAGAAAGCAATACCTAGTAATCCAAATAATATGCAATACCAATACGCTCCTGCTCCATACAATTTAGGATTTGATTTGAGTGTATTAGTAAAAAATACAGATGATGGATTACAGATTATAGAACAGATAATGCCTTACTTCACACCTGATTATACAGTAACAATTAATACAGTACCAGATATGGCTGATAAAAGAGATATTCCTATAACATTAACAAGTGTATCTCAAACTGATGAATACGAAGGTGATTTTACAACAAGACAAGTATTAAGATATGATTTATCTTTTGTTATGAAAAATTACATCTATGGTCCTGTTAGAGATTCAGATATTATTAGAACAGTTAAAACTAGAACTTATATAGAACAAGGTGCCGGTGAAATAACAAATACTGATACAGCAGGTAAAGTTGTTGAACAAATAGTTATGCCAAACCCTAGTGATGCAGATCCAGATGGTACATATACATATAATGAAACAACAGATTTCTTTGAACAACCTACAGTTACTTATTCAGACGATAAATCCAGCGATCCTAAATAGTCATAAATACTTATTATGAGTAAAGTCGATCAAAAATTAAATGAACTTCTTGATATTCAAGGAGAAATTGTTGAAGTAGAAAAAAATCTTCCTACTTTATCTAAAAGTAACCATTCTAAAACGGAAGAACAAACTTCCGACTACAAGTATAGTCGGGAAGTGTTTTACGGTCTTGTAGAACGCGGTCAGGACGCAATAGAGGGCATTCTAGACATCGCTAGAGAGTCAGAACACCCTAGAGTATATGAAGTAGCAGGACAACTAATCAAAACAGTAGGTGAAACAACTGAAAAATTAATTGACTTACAAGCTAAAATGAAAGAACTGGATCATGATGATTCTGGTCCTAAAAAAGTACAAAATCAATTATTTGTTGGTTCATCAACAGAATTACAAAGACTATTAAAAGACCATGGCGCATCAAAATAAAGGCTATCTCGGAAACATAAATGTTAAAAGAGCTGGTGTTGAATCTGAGTGGACAGAAGAACAAATACTAGAATACAAGAAATGTATGGGAAGTCCTATACATTTTATAGAGAATTATGTAAAAATCATATCTCTTGATGAAGGATTAGTACCTTTTAAACTTTATGGTTATCAAGAAGAACTAGTAGAACACTTTGACGAGAATCGTTTTAGTGTTGTTTTAGCGTGTAGACAATCAGGTAAATCAATTACAACTTGTGCGTTTCTTCTTTGGTATTTACTATTTCAACCAGAACAAACTATAGCTATATTAGCAAACAAAGGTTCTATAGCAAGAGAAATGTTGGCCAGAATAACTACAATGTTAGAACATATACCCTTTTTCTTACAACCAGGTACAAAAGTATTGAACAGAGGGTCAATAGAGTTTGAAAATGATAGTAGAATAATTGCATCAGCTACTGGAGCTAACTCAATTCGTGGGTTATCAGTAAACTTATTGTATCTTGATGAGTTTGCATTTGTAGAAAATGCAGAACAGTTTTATACATCAACATATCCTGTTATTACATCAGGTGGAAAATCTAAAGTTATCATAACATCTACAGCTAATGGTATAGGTAATATGTATCATAAATTATATGAAGGAGCTGTACAAGAAAAAAACGAATACAAAGATTTTAGAGTTAATTGGTATGATGTTCCTGGTAGAGATGAAGAATGGAAGGCTACAACAATAGCTAATACTTCTGAATTACAATTTGAACAAGAATTTGGTAATTCATTTTTAGGTACAGGTAATACTCTAATTAGTGCGAATACATTACTTGGATTACAACATCATGCGCCTATATGGTCTAAACAAAATGTATATCTATATGAACAACCCAAAAATGGACACGATTATGTAATGACTGTAGATACAGCTAAGGGACGAGGACAAGATTATTCAACATTTAGTATATTCGATTTATCAGAAAAACCATTTAGACAAGTAGGCATTTATAGAGATAATATGATCTCTCCATTACTATTCCCTGATATTATTCATAGATTCGCTAAAATGTATAATGAAGCATTAGTTGTTATAGAGAACAATGATCAAGGACAGATAGTATGCAATCAACTCTTTTATGATATAGAATATGAGAATGTATTCACCACATCTTCTGTTAAATCATCAGGAATTGGCGTTACAATGACTAAAAAGACTAAACAGATAGGGTGTTCTACATTAAAAGAGTTAATGGAAGAAAACAAATTACAAGTAATAGACAAATTTACAATAAACGAACTAGTAACCTTTGTATCAAAAGGTTCGTCATGGGAAGCTGATGGTGGTAATCATGATGATTTAGTTATGAATTTAGTGCTATTTGCATGGTTTATAACAACACCATTCTTTCAGAGTTTAACAGATTTAGAATTGAAAAAGATGTTATATGATGAACAACAACAAATGATAGAAGATGAATTAACACCAGCTGGTATGTTTAATGCCAATTCAGATGAACCTGAGGTTTATATAGAAGGTGGAGATGTTTGGACTGTTGTTGAAGGTACGAAAGTTTACTAAATTATAAATACTAGTTAATGATAGAATTAATCTATCAGACTTTAAAATTTATTTTATATTTCGAAATATAAATTTAATAGGAGATAAAATTATGGCATTTCAAGTTTCGCCAGGAGTACTGGTTCAAGAAATAGATGCTACTAATGTTATACCTGCGGTTTCAAGTTCGACAGGAGCATATGTAGGACACTTTGGCTGGGGACCAGTCGAAGAGGTTCGTACTGTTACTTCTGGAAAAGGACTTGTAGACTTGTTTGGGGAACCAGATTCTACTGATATAATGGCTGAGCATTTTTACCCAGCTGCTATGTTTTTAGACTATGGTATAGATTTAAAAGTAGTTAGACCAGCAACCACAAATATGGTTAATGCAACAACAACTTCTGGACAAAGTTTATTAATAAAAAACTTGTCACATTATAGAGCGAACTATAATGACGGTTCAGCGGCTGTTGGTGAATATGGTGCTAGACACGCAGGAGCTTTAGGCAATAGCTTAAAGATTAACTCTTGTGGTGGAACAGCAGCTTATGCAGCAACCACTGTGACAACAACTAATGGAACTTCAGCTATAGGTGGTACTTCAATCGAAGTAACTCTAGGTGAGAAATTCATAGTTGGAGATATTATTACGGCTATTGGTTCTGATGTTGTTAGATACAAAGTATCTGCAATTACTTTTGATTCGGGTTCAACAGGCGCCGCAACGGTTACCATTGCACAAGAAGATGACTCTACTCAAGGATTAGGAGCTGCTGTAGCCAGTGGTGCTAATATATCCAGAGAGTGGGAATTTGCAAGACAATTTAATGGTGCACCTGGAACTTCAAGCTATACAGCTGGAAGATCAACAGCAGGTGTTACTGATGAATTGCATATTGTAGTCATTGATGAAGATGGTCTTATATCAGGAACTCCTGGAACTATTCTTGAAAAATTCGAGAATGTTTCAAAAGCTTCTGATGCAAAAGACGATTTTGGTGCAACTAACTATTATGTTACAGTTATTGAAAACACCAGTGAATACATTTACTGGTTAGATCATAGTTCTACCTGGACTTCAGCTGGTTCAGCTGCTTTGGGTGTTACTTTTGGTACTGGAACTTTACCTGAATTCCGTTCATTTACGAATGGTAATGATGGTAGACAACCAACTACTGGTCAAAGAATAACCGCATGGGATACATACTTTGGTAGTGCTGATAATCAAGATATTTCTTTGATGATATCAGGAAGCCCCCAATCCGATGACGGATCGGGCAATGCAGTTGTAACGAGAGCCGAAGCAACTTCATATTACAATCAATTAATGAACATCGCTCAAGACAGAAAAGATTGCGTCGTATTCTTTTCACCAATTAGGTCTGATGTTGTAGATACTGGAACTTCCGGTGCTACTAATGTCAAGGCTACAGGCGATACATTAAATAGTTCATCATATGCTATCATGGATAGTACATGGTTATACATTTACGACAGGTACAATGATAGATATATCTATGTACCAGCTAATGGCGCAATGGCTGGAATTTGTGCTAGAACCGATTATTCACATGACAGTTGGTATTCACCAGCTGGATTAAATCGTGGTCAGATTTTCGGTGTAACTAAATTGGCGTTCAATCCAACAAAGGCAGATAGAGATACACTTTATAGGTCTAGAATTAACCCAATCGTTACATTTCCAGGACAAGGTACAATGTTATTCGGAGATAAAACTCTAGTTGCTAATGACTCAAGTGCATTCAGTAGAATTAATGTTCGTAGATTGTTTATTACTTTAGAGAAAGCTATTTCTACAGCAGCTAAAAATCAGTTGTTTGAATTTAACGATTCATTCACAAGAGCTAATTTCAGAGCAGCAGTAGAGCCTTTCTTGAGACAAGTACAAGGTCGTAGAGGAATTTATGACTTTAAAGTTATTTGTGACGAATCAAATAACTCTGCAGGAGTAGTCGATGCACAACAATTCGTAGCTAGTATCTTTGTGAAACCAGCTCGAAGTATCAACTATATAACTTTAACATTTGTCGCTAGTCGATCAGGAGTAGATTTCAATGAAGTTTACGGTGCACCTGGTTTAGCAGCTAGTGAATCAGCATAAATACTATAGGAGGAATTTAAAATGGCACAATAAACGAATTTAAAGCAAATCTTATAGGTGCTGGTCCAAGAGCTAACAGATTTAAGGTTTTTATACCAAGACTTCCTGGTGGACAGGAATTTCTAGTCAATACAAGTTCTTTACCCGGACAAACAATAACACCAACACCTATAACTTATCAAGGTATGACTGTTAATTTGGCTGGTGATAGAACTTTTGATAACTGGGTTACTGGTGTCTATAATGACAATGACTTTTCTATTAGAACAGCTGTTGAAGCATGGATGTCAGAAATTGTTCCAACAGATGCAAGTAATGGTACTATCGGTTATGAATACATGGCTGATAGAGCAACTGTATCACAATTGGATAGAGCAGATAATATTATAGCCACTTATGAGTTTTTTAATATGTGGCCAACAGCTCTAGGAGCCATTACTTTAGATAGTGGTGGTGCTGATGCTGTTGAAACTTTTGATATTACTTGGTCTTATTCACACTTTGAAAGAAGCAAATAACTTCTTTTAGAGGGAGTATAAATATATAATATGGACTTATTTGGATACGAGATTAAACGGAAGAAGGGCGAAACGAAAGCACAAAGTTTCGTCCCACCTTCTAATGATGGATCAGTCATTGAGATTGGTACAGAACAGGGAATGGGTGGCTTTGCAGCTACCGGTGGAGTCATTGGTCAGTATGTTGACATGGAAGGCGGAATCAAGAATGAAGCCGACCTAGTAGCAAGATACAGAACAATGGCACTAGTTCCAGAATGTGATAGTGCTATTGAAGATATCATAAACGAGTCTTTAGCAGCTAATGATTTAGATTCTCCAGTATCTATCAACCTAGATAGAGTTGAAAAGATACCAGAGGGTACTAAAAAGAAAGTTCGTGAAGAATTTGAAGAAGTACTTACATTATTAGGATTCCGGGATTTATCCCATGACATATACAGAAAATGGTATGTTGATGGAAGGCTTTATTATCATAAAATGGTTGATAAGAAAGCTCCGAAGAAAGGAATTCAAGGTCTACGCCCTATTGACCCACAGAAGATCAGAAAGATCAGAGAGGTCAAAAAAGAAAAAGACGAGAAAACAGGCGTTGAAATAGTTGAAGATATATTAGAATATTATATTTACAACGATGCAGGATTTGATAAGTCAGGTAATAATACTGGCCAGACTGTTAGAATCCATAATGATGCTGTAACTCATGTAACTTCCGGGTTACTTGATTACAATAAAACAGTAGTAGTTGGTTATTTACACAAGGCTTTAAAACCTGTGAATCAACTAAGAATGTTAGAAGATGCACTTGTTATCTATAGGATATCAAGAGCACCTGAAAGAAGAATCTTCTACATTGATGTAGGTAACTTACCTAAAGCGAGAGCTGAACAGTATTTGAAAGAAGTTCAGACTAATTATCGTAATAAGTTAGTGTATAACGCTGACACAGGTGAAGTTAAAGATGACAGAAGGCATATGAATATGCTGGAAGATTTTTGGTTACCTAGACGAGAAGGTGGAAGAGGAACCCAGATTGAAACACTACCAGGTGGAACCAATCTAGGTGAAATTGAAGATATTTTATATTTTCAAAAGAAATTGTACAAGTCTCTTAATGTACCAATTTCTAGATTAGAGACAGAAACAGCGTTCGCTATTGGTAGAGCGACTGAGATTTCAAGAGATGAGGTCAAGTTTTCACGATTTGTTGATAGACTTAGACTAAAATTCTCTAGATTATTTGATGATATTTTAAGAACTCAACTGTTATTAAAGAATGTTATAACAGAAGATGATTGGAAACACATGAAAGAGTATGTTTCATACGATTTCCAAAAAGACAATCATTTTACAGAACTTAAAGAAGCGGAGATATTGAGAGAAAGAATCAATACTCTAGAACAAATGGATCAATTTGTAGGCAAATATTATTCAGAAGAATGGATAAGAAAGAATGTTCTTAGACAATCTGAAACAGAAATCAAGTCTATTGACAAAGAGATTAAATCTCAAGGTGCGGTCGGACTTGGACCTGATGATGATATGCCAGATCCAGCAGAATGGTAAGAGGAATAAATTATGGTAGATAAAAATAAAGCAAGAGAGTTTGTTGACCAAGTATCCGGTGGTGATAATATCGCTGCAGGTGAAACTTTTAAAGGTTTAATGAAAGACAAACAACTTGATGCAATTGATTTGAAAAGAGTTGAAACACAAATTGATTGGTTAAATAGCCAAGAAAAAAAATCAGAGGGATAAAATGGACTACTCACGGAGTTGGACTCAACCTGGACAAGGATACGATTTAAAAGAAAGGGTTAATATGAACCTGAAACCCGACAATCCTAAAGATAAAGTAGGTGATGCGGTGAATCGAAGAACAGAGTATTCGCATATCTATGTATCTGGACTTCCTACAGCCGATATGAAAAGTTTAGTAAAAGAATTTGGAAGCATTGTAGATACAAAATGGTTAAAGAAAGATGTTTGGGGTACTGTTGGTAAAAATAGAAATGATGTAGTTATAAAAGGTAGAGAAGTTCATATTACTAATGGAAAATTAGGACATCTTGGTGGTTCACAAGCTGATGTAGCAATGGTTCAAAAACAAATTGCGAGATGGATAGAATCCGGAATGGATAAAGGTCTATCTATTAAAATCGGTTCAGTATTACATTCACAGAGATAAACAGAGATAAAGATATGAGTTGGACAACACCAGGACAAGGTTATTTAAAAATGTGGAACGAAGCAGGTGACTTACAAGAAGCTGTAACTATTGAATGGGCTCAAACTAATAATGATAATCCACAAAGATTTGAAACAGAATATAAAGCTCAAAAAATCACTTTAGAATGGTTTAAGGGCAATTCTATGAAGAAAGGTGGTACAATGCATATTAAGGGTAATGGAGCACCAGCAAAAGAAGTTGCGCAACTAGTAGCTAAACATTTCGCAGGTCAAAGAATTATTACACTTAATGGTAGAGTTTTTTCTACGAAAGTAGCAGGTTTCAATGACAGATCACCTGACGATTATACAACATATCGACCAGGTTGGAAAAAGAATTGGACATTCACAGCATGAAGTCATTTAAAGAACTAAGAACACAGTTAGATGAAATTAATTTCAAAGTTGATGCTAAGAAATTAGAGCTTAAAAGAATTAAGATTAAAAATACAGAAGTATTTTATCATGCTGAAAAGAAAGGTTCTAAAAAAATTAGAGTTTGGGTTAAGCCTAAATCGTCTAAAGAACCAGAAGAACTTGGTGTTTTTAAAGATATGAGAACTGCAGAAGCGTCTGCAACACAATTTGTTAAACTTATGGGTGAAGATATTGAAGAAGGTCTTAATGTTCGTAAAAAAATCATTGAACAGTCGAAAATAGATGATATGATTAAAGAGGTTAATTTCTTAGGTGAAAAAAGAGATTTTCCACAAGCACAAATAGATCAAATAGCACAATTAACTGATAGAAATCAACATAACGATTCAGTTAAGATGTTGGCTCAAATGCTAGGAAGAAAGCCAGAAGCTAAAATAATGGATCATATAGCAGCAATTCATAAGATTGAAGGGCATATGTACCCAAGTTTGATAACATATCGAACAGATGTAATGAAAAAACTATTGAAACTAGCAGACAGAATGTTTAACAATGCCAAAGAAATAAACAAGGCATTTTAAAGGGAAAGACAAATGAAACTAATATCAGAACAATGGTGTGATAATATAGATTACCTAATAGAACAAGACCCTAAAACAGGTAAAGAATCTGTTTTTATTGAAGGTATTATGTTACAAACCGAAGTAAAAAACAAAAACGGTCGCATATATCCAAAAGAGATAATGCAAAAAGAAGTTAAAAGATATACTAAAGAGTATATTAACGAAAAAAGGGCCTATGGAGAGCTAGGGCATCCAGAAGGACCAACTATTAATTTAGAAAGAACATCTCATTTAATACAATCATTAAAAGAGGACGGCAATAATTTTGTCGGAAAAGCAAAGATTTTATCTACCCCTATGGGAGAAATAGTCAAAGGCCTTCTATCAGATGGCGCGAGACTAGGAGTATCTAGTAGAGGTATGGGTTCACTAAAAGCATCCAATGAAAAAGGTGGTGTGCAGCTGGTGCAATCAGATTTTCAGTTAGCAACAGCGGCTGATATCGTAGCAGATCCTTCTGCTCCTGACGCGTTCGTAAACGGCGTAATGGAAGGAGTTGAGTGGATTTGGGATAATGGAGTGATCAAAGCTCGAAAAATAGAAGAATGGAAACATGATATATTAAGAGCTAAGACACATAAACTTCAAGAAGTCAAATTACAAGCGTTTTCTGACTTTCTTGAAAATTTATAATATTATAAATAACAATAGAGAATAAATTAATTAATTTATAATTTAATGGAGAGTATTCTAATGTCAAGCTTAGAAAACACTATAGAGGCAGTCATAACAGAAGGCAAATCTGGCGAGTCCAAGGAAATTCAACACGAAGTTCCTGGAAAAGGCGGATCTGCACCTG